GCGTTAATCATAACTTGTGGTATCGATGTTCAGAAAGATTATTTGGTTTATGAAGTGACTGGTTGGGGAAGACGGAAGGAATCATGGTGTATAGAAAAAGGGGTCATAGACGGAAGTATTGAGAATGAGTCTACTCAACTTAAATTAACTCAATTTCTGGATCGTACATTTGATAACTCTGCTGGTATTCAGATTCCAATCATGAAAGTAGCAATTGACTCCAACTATAATACCCATGAAGTTTATAACTTTTGCCGTAACTATGGTTCGGAAAGAGTAGTTCCGATAAGGGGTGATGATAATATCAAGACGATATTAGGAACCCCCACACCTGTTGACATACGGTTAGACGGTAAGAGAATAACTAGGGGTGTAATGTTGTGGAAAGTTGGTTCATCCGTGATAAAAGAGCAACTTTATCGGTGGTTTAATTTACTACGTCCTACCGATGAAAAATTGGAAAAAGATCATCGATTTCCGTCTGGATACTGTCATTTCCCGTTGCTTGACGAAGAGTATTTTAAGCAACTTACAGCAGAACAATACATCGCTGAAGTCGATAATAATGGTTTTTTACGATATATTTGGAAAAATATGCGAAAAGATAACCATTTTTTAGACTGTAGAGTGTACTCCCGTGCTGCTTCTGCTATGCTTCAAATTGATCGAATGTCGGAAGAAGACTGGGTTGAATTAGAGAATATATATTTCCCTGAAGTATCAGATACAATTAAGGTTGATGATGATCGTAAACCTAAACTTCGACGCAAAAACTGGATAAAAAGATGACTCAAGCACAACTTGATAAATTAAAAAACGCCTATGCTCGTGGTGTGTTGAAAATTCGTGAGGGTGACACATGGTTAGAATATCAAACCATGAAAGAAATGCGAATTGCAATCAGGGATATTGAAACTGAAATTGCCGGAACTAAACCGAAAGGCACGAGACTGGTGACAACGAGCAAAGGTTATTAATATGAAAAATCCCATCGACGTAGTAGTTAATTTCTTCAACCCTGAATCAGGATTAAAACGTACCAGAGCGAGAATTGTTCAAACTGCGATTCGTGAATATGATATATCGTCGAGAGGTAGAAGAACAGACGGTTGGAATCGGAAAAATACCTCCGGCGCTGGTGAAGTTAGCAAAGGTGTTTCATTAGCTACAGCCGGTGCACAAGAACTTGGTAGAAATAATCCTTTAGCTAATCGGGTTAAACGTGTTTGGGCAAACAATATCGTTGGTGCTGGAATTTCTGTAGATGTTACCGCAACTAACGATAAGAAAGCTAAAAAATTCCAGGAAAGTTGGGATAATTGGGCGGAAAGTACCGATTGTGATTTTGAAGGTCATTATGATTTATATGGTCTTCAGTGGTTATGGTCAACTGTAGTGGTTGAGTCAGGTGGAGTGTTTATTCGTAAACATATCAATGCAGCTTTAAAGTTTCCGTTGCAGCTTCAAACTTTTGAGCAAAGCCAGCTTGATCGAGCAAAAACAGGGTTGGATATTGTCGATGGGATCGAGTACACAAAAGAAGGACAATTGAAGGGGTACTGGTTCTTAACTGACTCTCGAAAACTAAGAACTGAATCTAAATTTTATCCTGCTGAAAATATAGTTCATATTTTCCGTAAAGAACGCCCTGGTCAACATTTAGGTATGACATGGTTGGCTGCTGTCGCAACACTCATGCGCGACTATGACACCTATAAAGATGCCAAGTTGATGCAACAACAGATTTCTGCATTGTTTGCATTGTTTGTTGAAGATGCGGATGAAAAATTAGGGTTAGGCGGTGACGGTACTAAAGATTTTCCTGACGAATTAGAACCTGCAATGATCCAGCACATTAAACCAGGGTCAACACCTCATGTAGTTACTCCACCACGAGCCGATAATGCGATGGGGTTTGATACTGGCCTTAAAAGGGATATGGCTGTAGGTGTTGGGTTAACTTACGAGCAAATTACCGGCGATTACTCGTTGGTTAATTTTGCTTCAGGTCGCATGGGTAGATCGGAATTTTACAATGAACTCGACTTCGCGCAGAAGCTTATGTTCAAACCAGGATTGCAGAAAGTATTCAGGTGGTTCGATGGAATTTATCAGGCTGTCACTGGTAAAGGTGACTTTTCTCCCGATTGGACATTCCCTGCTCGTGCAGCAGTCAATCCACAGGAAGAATTTGACGTTCTAGCAGCGAAAGTTCGTTCCGGTATGATATCACCTACTAAAGCAGCTAAAATCCTTGGTGAGCGTCTTGAGAAGGTTGTGGAGCAGTGGAAAAAGGATAAAGTGTTGTTTGGTGACTTGCCTTTTGACATTGACCCTAGTAAATTCGCAAGCACAGGTAATCAGTTGAATGTTGATGATGCGGCAAGCAGTAATGCAGGTAATGACCAATGACACAAGAATCAATCCTTATTCAGCAGTTAATAGACGGTAATAAAGTTCTGTTCAGTAAAATTGATGCGTTAGGGCAGGTTGCTTCCGACATGAAAGCCTCTGTCGCTGTGCTTAATGAAAGACAGAATGATGACCGGCTAACAATTACAAGGGTAGGTGGGGAGTTAAGGACGTGTAAAGTAGGTTGTGAAGCAGAAATAAAGGAACTCAAATCAAACAGGCAAAAAGATGAAAAGCGGATTACATCATTAGAAGTTGTTTCAACAGGTAGGGGCCGGGCATTAAATTGGTTGCTGCATTTGTTTCAAGCTGTTCTCATTCTAATGGTCGGAATTTGGGCTAAGAAGGGGTGAATGAGATGAATATTACATGGCGGATTAAAATGTAATGGGTGAAGTATCGAAACAAACATCTTTCGGATCTGAATCGGCATCATTGACTCATGATATTGATGTTCCTGCACACTTAACAGGTGATCTAGCTGTTTTAATTCTTGGTATTGACGCAAATATAACAGTTACATTCACTTCAGGATTGTGGACAGAGCGAGTCATTTCGACGGGTGGCAGCGAAGTCTTAAAAAGCTACACAATGACTGGTGCTGCCACTCCCATAACATCGGACACAATTACGCTTAGTTCTTCAGATGAGCTGACAGGGCATTGGTTCGTTATCCCTGATGGAGACACTGCTAATCCTATATCGGCATCTAATAATATAACGACAGGTAATACGACCAAACCACAGTCTGGAACTATTACCCCCGCTCATAACGGAACTATATTAATAACCGCCATAGCGGGCGGAGCTTTTTCAGACTGCTTACATCCCGAGGGGTGGCTATCTGCTGGAACGGAAAAAGGGGCATCAGCAGTGCAGACAACTTGCTCATATAAACATATGCTGACAGCATCGCCTACTGGAGCAATAACATTCCCTTACGGAGGTAATAGTGCAGACATATTTGCGACACTGACACTAGCGATTAAATGTAATACCGTTGTTGATGAGGCTAGAGTAGATACCTTACCTTCAACGTTAGAGCATAATATGGGGTATTTTGGCAACACAGAAGGAGTAGTTCCATCTGATATAACACCCTTAATAACCACTATTAATTCTCTTGCTACTTACTATCAACGTCCGTCAGGGGTAGACGGTGGTTTATTTGAAAGTTATTACTCATCCAATGTTCAAGTAACATCAAACTCGTTCACTGATCAATATCTGCTAACAGCAACGAACTGGACAGCACCTAAAGACTATACGGGTAAGGTTTTCACTCTTGGAATGGTATTTACTGGCTCAACTACTTTAAGAAATTATGCAGATCAAGGTATTTATTTTGGACTGTATGATGACACAAATACAGCATATAAAATCTGGGGGTTAAAAGGCAATGACTCAATACCGTCTCCTAAGACTAAGACTAATATCCTTGTTGATGTTGAAGGTGGTTATGAAGATATAAGTGTTGGCACTGGTTTTGATATCTCAAAAGTAAGTCATATCTTTTTTGGCAAACTGATCGAACCTAGTGCAGCAAATGATGGCACATTGTGGTTACCGGTACATAGTCTTAATATGATGAAGCCAGTCGGCGGTAATGCTACACGACCTGCGAGTTTTGAGACTATGTTCGAGTACTCAGAAACTAACGGATTAAATACTGTACAAAAACAATTAGATCAAGCAACAGGTCAATATTATATAACCCAGTCATGGTCAATAGGAGACGGTTCTACTGATACTGTGTGGGACTCAACAGCTCAGGGTATAGAAATGCCCGGAAAATTAGATTTTGCTAACGGCAGGGTGCAGTCCAAAATTGCTACTGCGTCTCTTTCCGGCACTATAGACACTAATACAACATTAACAGCTAATGTGTATAATTTTGGTGATTTTCACCAATGTATTATTAAATCAGGCATAGCCACGGGGCGGGTTACAGCAGTTAATGCAACACCTATATTTACAGGCGGAACAATAACAGGATGGACATTCTCAAGATGTAAAGCACACTCAGGTGTGATAGGAACAGCACTGACCGGCGGCAATACGTTTACCGATGGCGTAGATAATTCACAATTTGTTGTTAGCACTAAAGCAGACTTTGAAAAGCTGCAAAACTGTACGTTCTTGAATCATTCAAATCTGTCAATCCAAATCACGGGTAATCACGGAGGTCAAACATGGTTGGCAACAGGCATGTCCACATCGGGTGGTTTAGGTAGTTTTGATATTGATTACACAGGAACAGGAACCCTGACAATTACGGTCGATACAGGGCATGGGTTTAGGCCCACTGGCTCAGGTGGTGGTACTTTAACCCTCGCTGCCCCTGTATTAACTCTATCAATAAATACAGACAGCACAGCGTTGATCCGATACTTTCAGGATGATTTACAAACTATCGTTGATAGCGATACAAACACAACACTCGATTATGTTTGGCCTGATGCTGATCCAATTGACATTGAAGCTGTATTCCAAAGTTATGTGCCAATAAACAGGCAGAACGTAATCCCGATAGATGGTGATTACGATATCGAGATGGATTTTGATGAAGTCTATAACGAAAATCATAGCCTGGCAGTAACAACACACTACACATATGACAGGGGGACGAAAGTCCTAAATATCCTTGCTGATCAAAACGCACTGAATATTAGATCATCAATAGCTGATTTGATACGTTTAAATAGCAGCTATTACAATACTCCGTTATTGATGGATGCTATTCCAGGACTGGTACGTGTTGATCAAACTGATGGCATGACTGTAACTGATATGCAGTATTGGAAAGGTGCAGGTTCAGAGGTTTACCACGTACTTGATTTCTTAAATCCGATTGAAAAATGGTATTCAATTCAGTCAGTAGGAAATATCGCTGGAGCTACTACGCATTACAGAAACACAAACTCTGGCAATTCAACTGCCATCACTCTGACGAATGATGTGGTTGATGAAACTTTTCAGTATTACGCTGACGCTAATCATGATGGTACGCCAGACAGTAACACTGATGATTACCTGCTGATTAAATCATTCCTAGCTGGCTCAAAGCAGGGTCGGTTAGATGTACTGGTTAATGCTGGTGTATCGGCGCTTAAATCCACGCTGTACACAATCCCACTATCAAATGTAAATCATGGTTATACAGGGGTTGATCCGGCTATAACTGGTATGACGCTGGTTACAGGCGGAGTAGTAGGGGATAAAGCTTTTGCGTATAAGTGGGTCGATGCTAATAATAATTCAGGTGCGGATATTGCGGACTGGATAAACATGCAGGGGGTAGCTGATCCCAATGGCGTTATACCTGGAGGAACAGGTCTTACGTGGTTTGAAATGCCTGACATGGTGATCTATAACGGCGCAACAATAGAGACAGAAAATGGATATGAAGAAGGGGTAACTCCTGTAGCTGTGGGATTCTATGTTGAGCGTTCAGGTGCAGATCATCCAGATTTTACTCAATTTGAGTCGGATACTCCAGGCGATTATTATATTCCGGCAGTAACAGCGAGTATCACTGTGTCTAACCTGCCTACCGATGGGAATGAAATAAGGCTAGAAATCTATAATATTACACAAGGTCACCCTTTCTACTCCGGCGATCCAGCCAGTGCATCTTATTTTGAAAACTATATCGACGCAGATCCAGGAGGTCTAGTGTTAATTAACGATGCTGGTGACTTTCTATTAATTAATGATGCTGGAGATTTGCTCCTCTCTGGTGCTCCTACTTTCGCGGCAGAGGATTTAGTACGTATCAGGTTTGCGGAATTGAATGGTGCTTCTACTTTTAAATATTTTGAAACTTTTGTAACGGCTTCAAGTCTTGGGTTCAGCGTAGATGCAACCAATTTTATTATTACTGACGAGTGGTACACTATCAATGCTGTAGATGGTTCAAGCGCTCCGGTTACAGCTAAGTTCGCGGGTGACTTTGCTAATGATGAGATTGACTTTATGGTGGCTGGTAACTGGACTTCAGATGAGGCGTATGCTTTCTTCTGTTTACAGTTGACTACGGAAGAAGGGATCGACCAATTTTGGGGAGGAATTACAGCGGCAGAAGGTGCTTACCGCGTAAATGTACCTACTCTTGATCTGTGGTTTAACAATAACGCAGGTTCATCTTTCCACCGTACTGACTCGAAACGTATCTACCGGTCAGACGGCCTTTACCCTGCAAGAGAGCCTACAAGTTCCGGCTTTGGGGTTGGTATAGGTAATTGGTTAGGGAACGTTTCAGTGGTAGAAGTAACTACTGGTACAGCAGTTAATAAGGCTACCGTAAAAGAAGCATTAACAGAGCAGGGCTATACCGCTGTAAGAGCACCTAATTTGGATAATGTAGACATTGCATCCAGTGTTATTGATGGTAAGGTTGATTTAATTCTTGAGGATACTGGAACTACTCTACCTAATCAAATAAGCGGGGTTGGTGGTTTAGATGCAGCAGCTACCAGAGCAGCATTAGGTCTAGCGGTGGCTGACCTAGACAGTCAGTTAGCAACTATAGACGGTAAGGTGGATGCAGTGCTTGTCGATACCAATGAACTACAATTAAATCAAGGTGATTGGTTGACTGGTGTAGCTCCTAACAACGCAGGGATTGCAGCAATTGAAGGTAAGGTCGATACTGCAATTGCTAATGGAGTTAGCACAGAAACTAAAGTGGATACCCTTACTACTCGAATTGATGACTTCCATAACATAGAAGGGCTTGATGTGGCTGACCCTGTAGTGATTTCAGGTGATGGGGAAACTGAATCAATTAGGACAACTACTCGCCTACAGCGAAAAATTACACTAACAGGAATAGAGAGAACACCCTAATGGCAAATAAGAAAATTTCAGGCATGGATCAGGCACAAGTCGGTTATGTCGATAGAACCGATGAACTAGCTATTCAGAAAGCAGGGCAAACTGCGCTTGAGAGAATAGCTATGAGTGATCTATTTGGTGGCTGGTCAGATTTAACCCCTTTCCAGTTCGAGATTGGATCAGGCCCGAATGCGCCAGCCTTTGTATCGATACAGGGTGATGACTATGGATGGGACTTTAGCATCGGTGATGAAATGTGGATGTTTTATCATGTGAACCACAACATCTTACCTGCCTCGGTTGACGCAGCTGCCAAGATGTTCTTGCACGTCCATTGGCAGACTAATAACGGACATACCGGCGCTCCACGTTGGCAGCTTGACTATACAATGGCACACGGACATAACACTGCGAACTATCCGGCTATGTCTCAGATGTTTTTGCAAGAGGCCGCACAGGGTTCTGCCTACCGCCATATGATTACAGAAGATGCCACAGGGGTAGCGACTCCAGATATTGATACGATTATTAAAGTCCATATCAAGCGGGTGGCAAGCACTGGAACAGAGAATACAGATAATGTCTTTATGGACGGGGTCGATTGGCATATCCCAACCATGCTTGCTGCATCTAAAGGTAGGGCTTACCCCTTCTACTAATGAATCCTTTCCTACTCAACACTAAAGGAGAACTACCTTGTAGAACTCCGCTCAAGATGAACACAGGGGGCGAGCTAGGTTCCTGCGGGCCTACTATTATATTTAAGCTACTTAGTTTTGGTAAAGGGCTTTCCAGATCGGTAAATAGAGGAATGGCAAGAGGAATGAAATGATTGTAGCTAAAAAGAATACTGCGTATTATCTGGCGTTTCCAGCAATCGACTCAACAATACCGGACAAATATAAATCAGGAATTACTCCGGTCTTAACTGCATACTATAAAGATGGGGCTGGAGCATGGACTTTGCTTTCGGTAGCCGATGTAGTATCTGAAATTGCATCGACCGGCATTTATGAAATCGATTTTACTGCTGCCGAATTTAATCATGATAAGGTGGTGGTTAAAATAACTGTCTCTGGAATGGTTGATGATTCTTATATGTTTGATTTTCGTATCAAGTTGGCTAGTGATCTAAATGACATTACTGTTGCGGATATCTTAGGTACGGAGAGCTTCCCGTAATGCCAAATCTATGGGAAATAATAACTGGAAACAGCACTCTACCCATTCAATCAGGTACAACCTTTTGGGATCATATTAATAACCCGAAGGTTGGTACTGGTACTGGGGGTGTGCTTCCTGTATTCTACAAAGAAATTTCCATAGAGGAATTTACTCCTGTTGAGTTGGTTCTATCAACACACGACAACGAATTAGTCATAGCAGATGTAGTTAACGAAATTGTCATTGACGAAAATGAAATTGATGTAGGTGAAATTTAATGAGCGAACAACCTGATGATGTGATTATAAGATTTACGGGTGATGATTATCCTCACCCTCTGTTATTGTCAGTTAAAAAATCTGGTGAGACAGAAAAAACACCTCTCGATTTATCCCTGGCAACATCAATTCAATGGTCATATAAGAAAGCCGATAAAACTGTTGTTACTTACACTTGTGATAAAGACTCTGACCCTCTCACTGGAATTATCTACATTCCTTTCGTTATAGGTGATGTGACTTTAGATGGTGACTTTGAATATGATGTCCAGGTTGTTTGGGCAGCAAACGGTAAGAAACAAACTGTCAAAAAATCTTCTTTTATTTTAAACCCTGATATCAATAAAAGCTAATTTAACCATTAATAACCGGGAGGCGGAAAGATGCCTAGAAAAGTTACACGAGCAATGAAGGTGAATACAATACATCAGCGGAGAGTTGCTTCCTTCCGTCCTGAAACAGTCAATGTAGAAAAACGTACTGTTGAAGTTGTGTTCACTACGGGTCAAGCTGGGCGTAGATACGATTGGACTACTGATACTGAATATATGGAAGAGTTAGACGTATCTGAACGATCCATTGTCACTGAGAGACTGGATAAAGGTTTGTCAGTGATTGACAGTCATCAATCATACGCAGGTATCGATGGTGTGTTTGGGATCACTGAAGATTATCGCATCGATAGTGCAACGAATGAACTGATAGGTATTGTTCGTTTTGCTAGTGATGCAGAATCTGATGTTAAATTCCAAAAAGTGCGCGAAGGAATTCTCCCGCATGTTAGTTTAGGCTATAGTGTTTTTGAATATACTCTGCAATCCAGGAAAGAGGGCGAACTACCAGTTTATAGGGCTACCAGTTGGGCAGCTAATGAACTATCATTCGTACCTGTGAGCTTTGAAACGAACAATGGGGTGAGAAACAATCCTACCCCTGAGTTTTCTGAAATTTTAATTAGAGAGGAAATACCGATGACCCTTGAACAAATCCGCGCAGCTATCTTAGCTGCCCAACAACGTGCTGCTCCTGCTGACGAGATAGCGACTTTACAACGTCAGTATGATGCTGCTGTCATTGCTGCTGCTGCTCCGGCTGCTGCTCCGGCTGCTGCTCCGGTTGAGCCTGTACGCGCTGCTGCTCCGGTTGAGCCTGTACGCGCTGCTGCTCCGGTTGAGCCTGTACGCGCTGCTGCTCCGGTTGATACCACTGCTGTACGCACTGAGGAACGAGCGCAGCTACAACCTATGATCGATGCTGTACGCGCTGTAGGTCTGACAGATGACTTTGCCATCCGTAATTTTACCGACAATGTAGGTATTGATCGTTTTCGCGGGTTGGTTATTTCTGAGTTGGGTAATGCTGACAGTGAAAATATCATTCGCCTGAATCCTGGCAGCCTGAATTCTGATGATCGTTCTGATGAACAGGTACAGACTCGTGAATTTGCTGAAAACGCTTTACGTTATCGTTGTGGGTCAGTTATCGAGTTGAACGATGGTATCCGTCAATTCTCAGGTATGACTCTGTTGGATGTGGCTCGTGAGTTTGTGGAGTCATCGGGTATTTCTACACGCGGAATGTCGCGTAATAAAGTCGCGGAACGTGCATTTCATTCCACTTCAGATTTTCCTCTGATCCTGGAAAATGTGATGAACAAAAATCTACAAACCGCATACAACGAAACTCCGCAAACCTTCCGTGATCTCGGTCGCAGAACTACTGTGAATGATTTCCGTGACAAGCACACTTATAGCCTGGGTGACGCTCCAAACTTGCTGCCATTGGGTGAGCATGGTGAGTATAAGGCTGGTACATTCTCTGAAGGTAAAGAGAAGTATGGTATCGGTACATTTGCGCGTAAGATTGGGTTTACACGTAAGATGATTATCAATGACGATATGTCTGCTTTGGATCGCGTACCCGCCATGTTCGGTGCTGCTGGTTCGCGTTTGGAATCAAATATCGTTTGGGGTTTGATCCTGAATTACGATTTCTTTAACAATGCTGCTGATAGTATTGTTATGGAGGATGGTAAAGCGTTATTTCACGCCGATCATGGTAATCTGCTGACAACTGGTTCTGCGTTTGGTGAAACTGCATTATCAAATCTTCGTAAACTGGGTCGCAAGGTTAAGACTCTCGACGATAATTTCATGAACATTTCTTATCAGCAGTTGGTTATTCCTGAAGACCTGGAAACAGCAGTGGAGAAAGTGTTGGTTCAGACTATTCTTGCCGCGACTTCTGGCAACACTAATCCTTTCCAGGGTTCACTTATGCATCGTGTTGAGCCTCGCTTAGGGGTTATTTCACAAACTGCATATTATGCATTTAGTAATATGGCTGACACTTTTGAATATGCATATCTTGCTGGTGAAGAAGAGATGTACACTGAAACAAATTTGCACACTGATATCGACGGTATGGAATTGAAAGTCCGTAAAGATTTTGGTGCTGGTTTGGTGGATTATCGTGCGATGGCTAAGGCAACTGGTGCTGCTTAATAGTCTCATAGTGAAGGTGCTGCTTCGGTAGCACCTTACTTTAAATTTTAGAGGAAACAACAATGAAAAATTTTGTACAAAACGGTAACACCATCTCGGTTACTGCTACCGAAACGATGGTGTCTGGTATGCCTTATATTGTCGGTGATCTACGTGGTGTAGCGGCTCACAATGCTGCTAGTGGTGAGCTGTGTGAACTGGTTACTGAAGGTGTTTTTGATTTACCTAAGACTTCAGCCAATGTACTAGGTCAAGGTGATAAGGTTTATCTGATTGCTGCCGGTGGTGAAGTGAGTAGTACTGCTTCTGCAAACTTCCTGTTTGGTGTAACAACTGAGGCTGCCGGTAACGGTGTTCTCACTGTCCCTGTTCGTTTGATTCAGTCTGCTTCTGTTGCTGGTGCAGTATCTTAAAGCATGAGTGATTTTGCTGACATGATGTGTGATGCGTCTGAGGTCGTTAATACGACTTTAGGCGTGTCATGCGTTTATAAAAGATTCGGTGGTGACAGGTTGAAAGGTATCGACATCATCATTGATAAAAATCAAATTATTAAAAATGATTTTGGTGTAATTGCCGGTTATCGTGTTGAAGCATCAATCTTAAAATCACAGATATCTACCGTCATGGTTGGTGATGAATTTATTGCTGACGATGAAACCTGGAGGATTACAGGTTTGAGTAAAGAGGCTCAAACTAAATGGTATGTCGATATTGTGAAGATCAACTAATGCCTGTCTACACTGTAGATAAAATTAAGGATTTGAGTAAACGCATTCGCGGAAAAGATAAGATTGTAAATACTGCTTTAGCGTTGGTTTTGAATAAAGCTGCAACCTTTTCTAAACAAGAGTCGATTACTCAAATTGTTAGTGAAGTTAATTTAACTGCATCATATGTTAAGGCTCGATTGCATGTAAGGAAACGTGCTAAATCTGATAGTCTGACAGCAATTGTAACTGGTGAGGAAAGGGGTACATTGATGGAAAGGTATCCTTATTCATTATCACCTACCGGTGCTACAGTTAGAATCAATAAAGCAGGGGCAGCACTTGAAATAAAAGGGGCGCGAAAGGTTCGCTTGAGGGGTTCCGGTGAAATGGTTTTAGGGATGTTCAATAAGGATTTAATGGAGGCATTAACTAAAGGATTGAATAAAGGTGAAGGCGCTACTGCTAATAAACGTAAAAAATTATATCAGATAGAAGCAAGAGCAGCTAATAAACCTTACGGTAGAACACCATTGCATTCCAGGAGCATTAACCAACTGTTCAAGAGTGTTCGGGAAGATATACAACCTAGACTCACTCGCTTTATGCGTGGTGAATTCTTAAAAGATTTTAACAGGTTAGATAAATGACAATCATAGATACAGTGATCCAGGAAATGATTGATGCTCCTCTGAATAATATCAGTGTAGTAAATGGTTTTCTAAATGACGTTTCAATCCTCCCTGGTTGGATGATTCATTATGCTAACGATTTAATGAGTACAAAAAGTGCTTTGACATTCCCTGCCATTTCATTTCAACCTGTTACAGATGTTACAACAGGGGTTCGTGATTCAAAGTTAAAAAACAACAGGGTGATGCGTTTGATTGGAGCTGTAAGCACTGTTAATCGAGAGTTAGTAAATTTGAATATAAATTCATTATTGTTCGATGTCCGTAAAGCTTTAGTAGTGAACAATTATGATAACCCTTTGACAGGAATTACTTTAGAGTTTGGAACTGTCAATTTCAACCTTCCAGATTCGCAAGACCAGTATGCGTTTTTTGAACTGGATATAACAATAAGTTACGTAGAGGTCTTAAACTAATGAGTAAAAAAATAATTCCAATGGATGACAATGTGATTGTCAGAATGATCCCACAAGATACAAAAATCGGAATGATTGTCATCCCAGGTTCTGCCCTTGAAGAATCTACATTGGCACAAGTTGTTGTACCTAATTCAATTAGTTATTATAGGGACGGTACGCAGCGTGATCCGATCCTGAAGAAAGGCATGTTGGTCAGAATACCTAAAGGTAAAACCGGAACTGGTGTTCCTGAAGCTCCTGATGGTCAGGATTGGTTGGCTATCCCTGAAGATTTAATTTACTACATTGTGGAGGACACTAATGAAGAAAACCACTTCTGTTAAGGTTAAGTCTGTAATCCCTAAAGGCAGTGTTGAAGTCAAATTTTGTGTTGCCTGTAATCATGCCGGTACACCTAGAAAAGTTGGTGATAAACTTATTGTCACAAGCACACAAGCAGTTACTATGAAAACTTTTAATTTAATTAACGAGGATATTTAAAATGGGTAATGAATCTTTTATCGGAAAAGGTACGGTGTATCTTGAAGAAATCGGTGGTTCCACTGGCTTGCTGTCAGTAGGTAACTGTTCTGAATTAAACCTTGCTATGAACGAAGATAAGAAAGAGCAAAAAGACTTTGAAGATGCCGGTGGAGCAGTTGTTAATACTGTCTCGCGCATTGACTCTGTTACTGGTGCAATTACTGCTCTGGACATTTCAAGCGCAAACTTGAAACTCGCATTACGAGCGTTGGTTACTTTGACCGCTGGCGCTGTTCAATCTGCTGAATCTCATGTGGGGGCTATTGCAGGTGCATTAACTCCTGTCAATTTATTGATGGATAAAACAGTCGCACCGGTAGTTACTAACACTGGGGCTACGGTTACCTATATTGCCGGTGATGATTATATTGTTAAGAATAACGGTATTATCATGCAAGCTGCTGGAACTAATACTTTCGGTGCTAATGGTGACATACTGGTGACATACACAAGTGTTGCTGAAGCCAGCGTTGAAACTCTTGCTGACTCCGGTCGTGAATACAAGATGGTATTCGATGGTCTGAATGAAGCTGACTCCGGCAAGCCTGTCCTGGTTACTGTACATCGCGTGAAGATCAACCCTGCTCAAGCGTTGAACCTTATCACCGATGAATTTGCGACCTTACCGATGACTTTTGACATCCTGAAAGATTCTTCGATTCTCGGTGCTACCAAGTCTAAGTTCTTTAAGATTCAAATGAATCAAAGCGTATAAGATTAATACTAATCACAGAAGGTAAGAAGGGGTTGCCTAGTGCGACCCCTTTTTTTTGGAGAATGTAAATGGCTGATAATGAAGAAATTGTACAACTGATAATTGACGCTAAGAATTTATCTTCTGATGAATTGAATCAAGTATCGGAAGATGTCGAACGATTAGGTAAGGTCGCTGACGCAGCAGAGAAACAACTTAATAAATTGAAGATTGAGCAAGATACTATTCAGTCATTCAATCAGTTACAAACTGAAGTCAAGGAACTGAAGACGAACATATCTGCTGCTGAACTAGCAATGGATAAATCTAAAACAGCATTGAAGGCTAACACAAAAGCTACTGCTGAAGATCGTCAAGCAATTCGTGATCAGAACGCGGCATTAAAACTTCAACGTTCTGAACTCACCAAAAAGAACACTGCATTAAATAAATCCAAAGCCGCCATTAAAACATTAGGTGTTGCTCAGAAAAATGCTGTCGCTGTTGAAAAGGAATACTCAGCGAGAATTAATAAGACTCAGCAGGAAATTAAAGAGTCAGTGTTGGTTTATAAAACTGAAGCTGCGACATTAAAAGAAATTTATCTCGAAAAGAAAAAGGTCATCGATCAGTCAGCACAGGAAACCGCTGCTGCAAAAAAGGTCGCTGACGTTCATAAGAAATCTGCTGCTGACCGGAATGATCAACTTAACCGTCAGATAAAAGATATTAAACGTAAAGCTGCTGCACAGAAAGCCGCTGACGCTGCCGATAAAAACGCTGCTCTTGCTGCTGATAAAATTACAAGTAAACTTAAAACGTATGAAGCTGAACTCAGTAAACTTCATGCTGAACTTAAAAAAGGAACCATAACCAAGGCTCAGTACATTAAAGGTGAAGCTGCTCTACGCAATCAACTGAAGCTGACAGAAAAGCAAGTCAAGGTGTCAAATGCTGCCCTTGCTGCTGACAACATGTCGAAGCGTACTCGAAGTACTGATTTACTGACAAAGGCCACCAGGAGGCTTGCACAAGCATACACCGTATTCATTGCTGCACAGAAAGCTACTCAGGCAATAACCTCATCCGTTAAAGGGTATGGTGAATTAGAAGCTGCTCAGATTAAGGTTCAGAAGACCACTGATTTAGCTCGTGATGAAGTTGTTAAGATGTCTAAGGAGTTGCAAGCTCTCGCTACAGAAATTACACCTACAGCTACTAATGAGCTGTTGAAATATGCTGAAGTTGCAGGTCAACTTGGTGTCGAAGGGTCGGACAGCATTTTACAAATGGTTGCTGCTGCGGATGCGCTGAATGTTTCCACTGATCTTGCGGGTGATGAAGCTGCTACATTATTGACTCGCATACTGACAATGACCAAAGAGGGTGTGCCAGCAATTGATGCTCTCGCTTCTGTTGTTGTTGAGTTAGGTAACACTACCGCGACTACTGAATCAGAAATCGTTCAGATGACAAAAGAAATTGTCACAGGAACAACAGCAATTGGTTTAGGGTCAACTGCTGCTGCTGCTTATGGTGCGACATTAAAAGAACTCGGTCAAACTGGTGAACGTTCACGATCTGCATTTATTAGATTGTCAGCAACAATACAAAACGCAGTATTGAATGGTGGTGCAGAACTTGAACAGTTGGCTTTGATTACTGGACAAACTGCTGCTGAACTTGAGGAAAATTTAGGTGAACGACCAGAGAAAATCCTGAATGACTTTATTGCTGGTTTAGCGCGAGTTAAAGATGAGGGTGGTACTGCTCAGAATACACTTAAAGCATTTGGTATTACCGCCAATGAAAGTATTTCTGTGTTCGATGCATTAGCTAATAATGTTGATCGATTAGAGCGTAACATTAAAAATGTAGGCACTGCTTCGGAAGCTGCTAACAGACACATTCTGGAAGCTGCTAAAGCTTACGCTTCACAAGAATCGACTTTATCTCGATTAGTTAATAAATTCACTGAATTACAAACTAAAATTGGCGAAGCTTATTCTGATGAAACCGATGAAGCAGTGAGAGAGTTTTCCAGAATTATTGATGAGAACGCTGAAGCTGTAACACAAATGATGGAATATCTAGTTGAAGCAGGTAGAGATATTTTAGAATTGGGAATTTCTGTTAATCAAATTGTTGGTAGTTTTACAAATTTCGGTAATGAGATAAGTTTTGTTTCGATAGCTGTAGATGGGTTTCGTACAGGTATGAACCTTATTCTAGGGACTCTACAATTGGCGGCAGCAGGATTTTTAGAATGGCGGATACAATTAGGTGAGTTCCTTAATTGGTGGTCAACATCTGGTAAACAATTTGATAAGAACATTACCAACATGCGGGAAGCTCAAGCTAATTTGTTTAAGGGGGCTAGTGAGGATTTCAAAGATGCTGAAGATGCTATCAGTGATTTTAATGGAGTTTCTTCAGATGCGTATCGTGATGTTTTAAATAACGCTAACAAATATGCGGAAGGTGTAAGTAGACTTTCGGACGAACAAAAAAAACAACTTGAATCGATAATTAAATCTGGGAAATTTAATAAAGAACTTCAGGAAATTTACCGTGAATTAACCGTCAGCATTGTTGCTAATAATCGTGAAATTGAAATTGAAGGAAAATTATCTGAGCAAGCAGCAAAACGTAGAGAGGTAACATATCAGCAACAGTCTGAATTGTTAGTTGAAATTGAGTCAATGTTGCAGTTGGTTAAAACAGGTGAGTCAACCCTCAATGAAATTCGTTTACAAGCTGATAAAGATTTAAAAGAAAAAATCATCACCGAAACAGAATATCGTGAACAGTTGACCGCTGTAGAAATTGCGGAACAAAGAGTTGCAGCAGCTACCGAAGCAGCTAGATTAAAAGTTGAAAATTCTAATAATACTTATTTGAATGCTTCTGATGCGGTGATTGGTTTAAAGGATGATATTGCGAAGTTAAAGCTGACACTAGAGAAAGCTAAATCAACAATGGCTGAATCCACTGAAGGTAATATACTTTATGAGCAAGCTTCTCGTGATGCCGCAACTGCAACCAGGGATTTAGCTGAAGCTCAACGAACATTAGTTTTTTCTCAAGAACTTGAGTCAGCAACTAAGTTTAAAGTTGAGCAATTAAATCGTAAAAATGAAGCTTCAATTAGTTCGTTGAAAGCAGCATACGATGCAGGTAGAGTGAAAGTCGGTGAATATAAAAAAGAGATGGGTGAACTTATAGCTAGGCAATCTCTACTTAAAGGGGTCACAGATAACTTAACAAAATCAATCAAAACAAATACTGATAAGGTAGATGGTAATACTGAATCAGTAAAAGATAACACGGATGCGTTGCAGGAGAATGTAGATTTAATTGATGAAGTGGTTGAAGCTGAAAATAAAGCAACCGTTGCCGTTTCAGCACATGTTAACGCTCAGTTAGCGTTGCGTAAACAGTATGATTTTACAGCACTATCGATGGAGGAATTAACCAAGCAGTATGACACTATGGAAAAAGGTGTTAGGAAACTCAGTTTAGGTTCTGCTGAATGGTTCGGTGATCTTAATAGTATGACAAACGCTGCATCACAACACAAACGTGAGACTGTCGGCCAGACTATCGCAATGCGTAATCTGTTGGATCAGGTGCAAGAAGGTAGCCTTACGCTTAATGAATTGAATGATGCAACCAATCGTGCTACCACAGGTTTTAATAAACTCGGTGATCAGCAGTTGGAACCTTTACGCAGAGCTATTGATACTGCACGTAAAGAATTTGAACGTTTAGATGATTCGATAAACCGGACACTCGACAGAACTCAGGATCGTTTAGATAAATTGTTAGGTAAGGAAGGTGACATTCTTGCACGTAGATTTAAGCAGGAAATGTTAGACGGTCAGAAACTTCTCGATGAAGCAACTGCTTCAGGTGATTCCGATGCAATCAAAAAAGCCAGAGAAAATCTTATCACACTAGGTAAGATTCACACTATTGAAACTAAGAATTTTAAGGATGAAAAGAAGCAACGTGAAGCTGACAGGATTGAGGAAGTTAAGGAAGAAAAAATTCGTTTAGCTGAAGAGAAGAAGACTCTTAGAGATGATGCTAAAATTTCAACTACTCCTCCCACCCCAACTATATTAGGCGGAGGACAGGTGACAGGTGCTGCTGCCGGTCAAGTAATTCAGGTGAATCTTAAGTTTGGTGACAATGGTGGGACAAAAACTGTCAGCGTGTTTGGACAAGAGAGTGCGGATGCCTTAATATCCTCACTATCAGATTTAGCAGATAATAATTTAACAGGGGTCAACTAAAATGCTTTTATTCGATGGGGTGACAACGATCACCTTGCCTGACGACCTGGAATGGGTGGATGAATACGACTGGAACACAATCCAGCAAGACGTTCAACCTATGGTCGGTGGGGGTATTGTTGTCAGTGAAAATGTACTGACAGCAGGTAGACCGATCACGTTGGTTAGTGGTGAAAATGTATGGATCACTAAGACTGTTCTTGATGAAGTCTATACGATGCTCAATGTCGCTGACAAACAGATGACCCTCACTTTACCGGATGCCAGAACTTTCACTGTAATGTTCAAACGTGACGGTGACAAACCGATTGAAGCAAAACCAGTTTGGAGAAAAACTATCCAACTCACTGCTGACTACTACACTTTAACTCTCAAACTGATGGAAGTATAAAATGACCATACTTGTAAACGACATAAAAATATATCAATCCCAGGATAACACTGATAACGATTCCGGTGGTGGTAGCAGAACTTCTGCTGAAATAGTTGACGGTAATGTGAACAATTTATTTCCTGACATTTCACGTATTGATACAGTTTCCGGTGACGTTGCATTACGGAAAGTTTTCCCTACTGTTTTCACTGCAAACAACGATATCTATTATGGCGCTCATGCTATGATTCGTAAAAAACCTACTGACCCTAAAGTGAGTGCTTTATTATTCCACACTGATGATGCTCACGATAAGCGCATTGATGCCAGGAACGCTATTGAGTCTTATTTGGTAGCAAGTTATGAAGAGCAATTTTATCTTTTCGGCAATCATGTAACTGGTTCAAGATCAGTTACATTTTTACAAGCGTTAACTTCCTCTACTCCTTCCATAGGTGAAGTTTATTTATTGATTGACCCCAGTGGTTTTGAGCAATATATCCGTATCGTTGATATGGATGAGAAAGTTATTTTACTGTCGTGGAATAACGGGTCTTCAATTGTTGATTTTGCGAGAAGAAGAATCATATGTGAAATAGAACAACCATTAGGTTTTAGTTTTGCGGGTAGTGCTTTTGACCCTGTAGGAATGCAATCCGGTAAGGCAGTCACTTACGCGACTCAGATTGCTAATGCTGCACAATTTTACGGCACTAAAAAACTGGCTGTAGATGCTGACATTAGTGATATTGCTATAACTGTTGAAAGTATCTATGAAGCATTAGTTCCTTCATCAAAAGCACATGAACCCCTTATTGATCAATCAGCGTTAGGTGGTGGTCAAGGAATAATTCCTTCAGGTAATCTAATATCACTACGCTTATCTGTACCAACAGGTAACTGGTTTGGTTCATTGAATTGCGGTATCACTCCTGGTTCTTTAAGTTTTGGTGACTATATTGATGATGGTGAAACCAATATAATTAATACGTTAACTAATTTACCTGTAGCGTCAATAAATTATGTCAATGGTGATATTGATAATCTGATTGGCGGTATAACAATATCTGGTAATATCACTTTCAATTTTGAATCAGGGGTAGGTGCAACTTCTAATTTACAATTTACAACTTCAATTTTGATAACCTCAGCCAATCAAAGTTTCTTTTTAAACAAAGTGGTGTCACCTTTACCGTCATCCGGTCAACTGTATGTTGATTACCGGAGTCAAGGTAAGTGGTATCGTATTTTTCAATATGGTACTGAGCCAACCATAGGTAGTTTTGTTATCAATGATAATTTAGATGGCACTGGAACCCTTTTAGTTACCTTTGGTTCTTTACCTGATATTGACAGTACAACAATCATAAGTTGGGGGTCATTAGAAAAATTAAAAAATCGCACAGCAGAGACCCACCCTATGTATCTTAAATTTGAGTTAGGGGATGAAAATATTAATCCTTTAAGTTTTAGTTTGGTAGCTAAAGGAAGCACTATAACCAGTGATGCTAATGGTGTGTTGTCAGATACTGATGGGACAATTGATGGTGAGTTAGATACTCACTCTGGAGATTTACTGATTAACGCTTTACAATTGAGTGACAGATTTGATAATTCTGGAAGTGCGAATGATGTGGTCATTACTTATGACTATGCTGCTCCAGGGTTCGGGGAACCAGGGGAACCGTTGTCTGCTGAAATAGCGGAAGCTAGTTTTGTTACGGTGAATAGAACTACTGGTGTGTATGCGTTTAATATCGGTGATACTGTAGATGTTGGTTTAGTTTCTATGAATTTTCCAATAACATATTACTCTTCAGTTTTTGTCGAGGGTTGGACAGTAACAACACCGTCATATGTAACTTTAAAAAGTGATGTTACTGGTGTTTTAACAGATCAATTGAATAGAGTGTGGGGGTCTGTTGCTGCTAATGGCGATGTATCATTGACACCCTCTACTATCACCATCACAGGTTTTGGGAATCTAAATATAGCATTAATTTCAGAAGCTGACCCTCGCTATAAAGACATTCAAGCTAAACCTGTGATGAAAGCCAACGTTATTGTAAATGTAAAATATAAAAAAGGTGTACCGGCATCATATCCTTTAAATAAAGTTATCACTGACAAGATGGAAAATGTTTGCCAATACGTCATTACCACTGACGGGTACATTGGTGGTGAGGTTGCTTTTAAAATATTAACTGATAACAATCAAATTGCTAATAATTTTTACAGTAAAGACGGAGTTATATTTAAAAGATCGGACATTACTACCTCACTGCAAGTTGGGGATATTAACTATGCGGATGGAATAATTAATGTTCAATATTTACTCGACCCTAATCAGTTTTATTTAAAATTTTACGCTTTGGGTACTAATGAGATTGGTGTAGAGGATGAACAGTCTGTTAAATTTACATTTAAAACAGCAGCAACAAAAATCATCACTTCATCACTTCAGTTGAGATACAACACTGCTGACGATCCTACCGTTTTGAGAGTGGCTACCACAGATCAGAATGGAGTAATCACCGGAACCAACATAGACTCAGGGTTAAGTTATGTGGATGCTGAAACTGGGATGGTTCATTTAGAATTTACCAACCCTGCTTTCCCTGCCAGTTTTAAATATGATGCTATCGCTGAAAAAAACTTACCTGTTGATCCAGAACTACTGGGTTTAAACCCTATCCGGCTACCGATTGATGGCCGAGTACCTGTGTTTGAATATGGCAGACACTTGATTATATTTGATGAGACTACCACTGCTGTTGTTGGTGGTACTCCGGTTGCTGATCAGGTAGACACTCTGGCCCGCTCAGGACAGGCGTACATTGAAGTAATTGATTCAGCAGGTAAACGGCTTGACCCTACTGAGTATGTCGCTGACAGAGCAGCAGGGACGGTTACATTCGGTAATCCATTAACCCTTCAGGATAAGTATGCTGCGGCTTTGGTGGCTCCATTTTCTATCGTAGATCGTATTGAAGATATGGTGCAAGCAGCAGATGTGCAAATCAACGGCGATATAAACCTGTCTGCTGCTCTGACTCATAATTATACAGCAGCTAATAGCTATGTGGCCTCAGCGTTGGTTTGGGGTGATACCGGCTCCAGAGCCTATAATTTATTCTCTCAAGAGATTTGGGA